AGATAAAGGGATGGGGTTGAAGGGTTTCCGAAGGTTACCGTAGGTTTCCCCTCCTATATATACAAGCTCTGTGTAGTCGCCACATATTTCAATACCATCCCCTCAATCTCCTTCAGCTTAAACATAAAATCAATAGCCCCTATTTGTTCGCACACATTAATCCACTCTTTAGATATCGTAACAATCTTCAACATGGCCTTGGTAAAATCTCCAATAGATATCCCTTTATCTGCCACCTCGGTTTGAATAAACACCTTACAGTCGTGTTCATTTACACAATCACACCACTTCATGGATAAATTCACCATATCATACATAATCGCATCTTCGTATTTTAATCCGCTACGAATATCCATATGTATTTCTCGGTCGTTATATTTCATATACAACTCGTCTAGTTCGCGAATACGCCGTTTCAAAAACCCATCTTCGACTGCGTTTTCATTGAACATTTTCATATCCGCTGCGACCTTTACATCAGTAAAGCACGAAAATATCCCCACAATTTGCTTTGATGTAAATTCCGAAAAGTAATTCCAACTCTCGGCAGTAGATGTCGATATCATTTGGGTAAGAATAAGGGGATGTATTTCGGCGATATTGGACGCAATTTTACCCAGTTTCGTCAAAGTGTAGCAGTTGTCTTCATCGGTCTTTTCAATAAATCCATCGGCGACCAATACCTCGCATATTTTATCCGTCTGTTTTTTCAAATACGCCTCCATATAATAAAGCGAATCCTTATCATTCGTGTCCTCTCTTACTAGGTCATTCAATTCGCTCACCCGCTTTACATCATCGAGTATAAATTTGTATTCGTCTGTCAATTCCCGCAATTGTTTCTCTATATCCTTGCGCTTTTTATTCAACGCCGACCTTAATAGGTCTGTCAATACGATATACTTATTACATACACCCTTGGGCGTTCTACCTAGCATAATGGTGTCATTTTTCTTCGCGATTCTATCAATATTCCCCTCTATCTTTGCGCGCAGCGAATCCACCGCGCCCCGAATTTCGCTATACACCATACTCTTTTCCGAAAACACATGAAAATCGCTCGTCTGGCCGTGCTTCAATAGATTCAGTATGAGCGAATAGGAAATCCTGAACTTGGAAACCAATTTCTGGGGCACGCCACCCGTTATCACTTTGTATTCACTCAATGACGGCTGTTCAAATAGGTTATTACAATGAATCACATTACCAATAGTATCAATACCTCGCCTACCCGCACGACCCGCCATTTGGCTATATTCGTGCGCCATCAAATACCGCTCCCCGTTTCCGTCAAACTTCTTCATGCTTGTAAATACGGCGGTTCGAATAGGGCAATCTAGGCCGATGGCGAACGACTCCGTGGCAAAGAGTAACTTGATATACTTTTTAGATATCATCAGCTCTACTATTTCGCGCAGAATGGGAATCATGCCGCTATGATGAATTCCGATACCTTTTTCGAGAAGAGAAACGAGACGGCCGTATTCGGGTAACTCCAGATATTCTTGGTAATTAGGTAGCTTTCGTATAATTTGCTCGCATTCTCGGCGGACCGTATACCCGACTTTACTATCGAATTCCAGCAAACCCACATTGATGTCATGGGCGCATAATTCGACGTGTTTTCTAGAGAATACGAACGCGATGGCGGGTAACATATCTCTATCTCTTAAAAACCCGGCGAGTTGGTTTAAAACGTGCTTTCTATTCAGTTCGACGTTATTTAAAGATAGTATGTTATTCACGCGCTTTATAGTATTATAACTGGTTTCGTTAAATTGACCATTGGCGGTTACTAGAGTAAGAAGCGTATTGGTCGAGTCGCGAATATCTTTTTCCACGGCCTTATCGCGAACCCGTTTAAATATCATTTCGGAAGTGGTGAGGAAACCATAATGAGTAAGAGGGACGACGCGATGATGCGTCGATGCCAGATATACCTGTTTATCGCCTTCGCTCGTCATGCCTCGCTCGCACCATGCGGCAAACCCTTCCGGGTTATCTATCGTGGCCGAAAGCATAATCATTTGGATATGCGGAGGTAACATTAGAATGCTTTTCTCCCATACTTGACCGCGCTCTTGGTCGTTAATATAATGGACCTCGTCGAAAACGACGCATGCCAACTCGTTTTGAATATTGATTTGGAACTGTAGATTAGGTGAGTTGACTTCCGGTTTTCCTTCCACCTGGGTGAACAAATAGTTCATTAGGATTTCAGTGGTCATGATGAGAACGTCGGCATTCGGATTCGTTTTAATATCGCCAGTAAATAGGCCGCATGAAACGGTAGGGAACTTTTGCGTAAAATCGTGATATTTTTGATTAGAAAGAGCCTTGATCGGGCTACAATAGATGACCTTTTTACCTAGGTCCGTGAAATGCCGAATCGCAAACTCGGCCGGAAGAGTTTTTCCTGAACCTGTATGCGCGGTTACCAATACATGATTTCCAGTAACAATGGCCTCGATGGCATGTTTTTGGAAAGGACTGAGGGGGAATGCGAATGTATCGAAATGCTGCGCATATTTCTCTTCGCTTTCGCGGGGGTAATCGTTAGAGCAAATCTTCACCATGGTTCTATTATGTTACTATAACGAATAACATATTATCTATATCAATTTTGGAAGGGAAAACTACTACAGTAAAGCCTATCAAATCGATGTATAATATTCAAGGGTGTATACAATTGTCTACCTAATATGTATACAAATGACAGAAATAACAAATGAAAATATCCGTAACTACATTTATTTATATTGCCATAAACAAAATACAGAATTACCTGAGGATTTAAGAGAAAAACCAATAGGAGAATGGGATGTATCAAGAGTTACGGATATGTCGAGGTTATTTTATTTTAATGAGGGTTTTAATGTTAATGAGGGGTTTAATGAAGATATAAATAATTGGAATGTATCAAACGTGACGAATATGAAGGACATGTTTAAATACGCAAAATCTTTCAACCAACCGCTCGATAATTGGATTATATCAAAGGTGAATAATATGAGTGGAATGTTTTCAGGCGCAAGATCATTTAATCAACCCCTCAATAAATGGAATGTATCAAACGTCACTGATATGCATCAAATGTTTTCAGAAGCAAATTCTTTCAACCAACCCCTCAATAAATGGAATGTATCAAACGTCACTGATATGATGGAAATGTTTTATGAAGCAGGTGATTTCAATCAACCCCTCAATAATTGGGATGTTTCAACTGTCACGGATATGGCTGGAATGTTTTGCGATGCTGTTTCGTTCAATCAACCCCTCGATAATTGGGTTGTATCCAAGGTAGAAAATATGGACTATATGTTTTCAAACGCAAGATCATTCAATCAACCCCTCAATACTTGGAATGTATCCGAGGTAATGAATATGGAGCGTATGTTTTCTGAAGCAAAAACATTCAATCAACCGCTCGATAATTGGATTGTATCAAAGGTGAATAATATGAGTGGAATGTTTTCATACGCAAAATCGTTCAATAAACCTCTCAATACTTGGAATGTATCCGATGTAACGAATATGTGGCAAATGTTTTCATACGCAGAATCCTTCAACCAACCGCTCAATGAATGGGTTGTATCCAATGTGTTGAATATGAAGGAAATGTTTTCACACGCAGAATCCTTCAACCAACCGCTCAATGAATGGATCGTAAATAACGATTGTGATATGGAAGACATGTTTTATGAAGCAGATTCCTTTGACTTAATAAATATGCCAGTTAAAATGAGTGATAAGTTAAAATTAGAAGGCGACATAACAATAAAAAGAAGCGTAGTTCAAGAAGGAAGAACGGAACCATGGTGGGAAAATGCTTGGTCGGATATAGTTACGTTCGTGCCTTTTGAAACAGATGAAAATATAGTAATATTCAACGGAAAAGAAAACGAAAAAGATAAACCATCAATAACTAATTATATAATGAAAGAGGAATCATATAAAAATTTGATGGCGTCTCAATCACAACGAACCATCCCCACCACGAGAGAACCTATAACGGCAGTAAAATTATATAAGTTGGCCATAGAAGAAAATAAAGGAGATAAACCAGAAGGAGTAGAATTAAGCGGTGGACGAAGAAAGACTGTGCGTAGGAGGAAACGGGTTAGTAAAAAAAGGAAGAGTGCGCGAAGAAAGAGTGTCGGAAGGAAGAAAACGCGCTCGATTTGATACATAGCGCGGGCTTCATATTGAAACTATAATTTCTTTATGATAAATCATAAAGAAATACTCTCGATGAAAGGTCTGGTCTTAGTGAATCCGGACCAAATGGTCTTGGATATAAAACCACGGGTCGGCACATCCGGGCTTCCATTGAATAAGGTCGCACATATCCCGATTTAACAAATAGACCGAGTTCATAATACTCTGGTCTTTCCCGATAAATCGCCCTATAGAAATAAAATACTCCACCATTTCGTAATATAAATCATGCCATTTAAGCAGCACCTCCTTCCCTCCTCCAAACATCGTCCCGCCAATGCGATTCGTAAATTGGAAAAGTGGAAGGTTCTCCTTTGTCCCGCATTCCAATTCTGATTCCGTAAAAGGAACCACGGATAATAAGAGAACTTTGGTTTTATCCATCTCCGATATTCGCGCAGGATTTGGCCAATCAATATATTGCGTATTGGGCTTACGGAAACACCCTATATCCACCCATAAAAAGTAATCGGTTTTAAACGGGTCCATTTCGATAGCGCGTTTTAAAAAGTGCGACTTTTCCCCCCAAATCATATATAAAAGAGGAGTGTGTCCAACCCGTTGCTCGGAGTCCACTTTATAATTGGCAATGTATTCGTTGGCGTATTTATAAGTATGAAATTCATTGAATGCCGTTGTAATGATCACCGTTTTTTCTTTCTTATCTTCGCGCTGGGTTTCTATGAATTGACGAGAACTTTCGTCGCAAAAAATAACCATCGGATTATCGATAACCAACATATTTTTCATCCATTCGGAATAAGTTTCATGAGATGCCTTGGATATGTTTAATTTAAAATAGGAGGTGACGATGGTGGCCCTGTCCGTAAAGTTTGTTATTGTATTTTCCATTATATATTTGTAACAAGTCGAGAACCGTCTATATATATTTGCCCTCATAAATATAAAAATAGGCGACTATGTAATACATATAACAATGCCCAAAAAACTAGTTCTCATCGCCCCCGGTTTTAAACCCTTCCCTCCTAACGGCTGGGGCGCAGTAGAGAGCATCGTGTGGGACTATTATGAAAATATTTCGGCAAATAAAGAGAAATATGATATCGACGTAGCCATCGTCAATAGAAGCGACCCCAATTTAATCATAAAAGAGTGTAATGAACATCGCGCTGATGTAATTCATATTATGTATGACGATTATATTACCGTCGCACCTTATTTACAATGTTCGAAAATATTATATACATCCCATTACGCATATATAACATCGCCCATATTTAAACAAAAATATAACTACTATTACGAGCGAATATTTAAAAAAGTAATTGAATATCAAGCCGGTCTTACTATCAACGTCATAAGTAAACAAATAGAAAACATATATAAGGCGGTGGGGTTTCAAGGCCAGTCCAATGTTATTTGTAATGGCGCAAGGGAGGATAAATTCCGGTATACTACGGAGCCGAAAAAGGGCGGCCGTAGTGTATATGTGGCAAAGGTTGAACAGCGAAAATGCCAATATAAATATCAGACCATTCCCGATATAGACTTTGTCGGTAACTTTCACGATTCCTCTTTTGTTCGTGAATACCCCAACTATTTGGGTGAATGGGATAAACCTACGCTATATGAGAACCTAACGGATTATGGCAACTTGGTTTTATTATCTGAAGGGGAAGCCGACCCTCTAGTAGTAAAAGAGGCGCTTATTGCCGGATTGGGAGTGGTGGTGAGTGAATGCGCATGTGCCAATTTGGACCTATCCAAAGAGTTTATTACCGTCGTGCCGAATCATAAATTGAATGATTTGAATTATGTATATTCTGCCATCCAAAATAATAGGCGCGTTAGCATAGAAAAACGCGGAGAGATACG